AACCCCCCATCCCCGCCATTACAGTTGATGGGGAATGAATGCCAAACACATCTTTAAAACCATTAATAAATGGATCAAAAATATTGTTTTTTATCCAACTTCCAATTCCTTTAATAGCCGACAGGATTCCATCAAGACCACCGTTCCAGATGTCTTTTCCGATTTCATACATAAGCGTGAACACAAAAGAAGCTGCTGCTCCCAATGCAGTACCAAGCAGACTAAAGAAACTACTTGCAATTCCAGCAAAGTCAATGCCAGAAATAGCATCTTTTAAGTTCTGCCACAACCCTTTCGCCATTTCAGACCAATCTATTCCCGCAATCCACTCTTGAGCTTCTTCAAACGACCCTATAAGATAGTCACTGATACTTTTTGTGACCAATTTCCAGTCTAAGTTTCCCAAAAAACCTATTGCAAAATCAAACAAGGCCGTAGTTTTCCTTACTAGCAATCTTCCAATAATATTAAAATCAATCTGTTCCAGACTGGAATTTATAAAGTTTGCTAAATCATTACCAAGTCCAACAAAATCAATCGTCTTTAAAGTGTAGTATATTGTTTGTACAAACCCGTTAAGTCCAAAACCAACTTTTTTCCCCATTCCAGACCAATCAACTGAATCCGTTATCTGGTTAACTTTTTCTCCTAATAATGTTCCTAAAGATTTCCAATCAGCATTTTCGATTGCTTCCCTGATTTTTTCTGCAAAGTCAGATATTCCTTTGTCAATCGAAGTCGTTTCAAACATTTCTGACGGAGATGGTCCAGTATAGTTTCCACCACTTCCACCACCACTATCAGAATCAGAATTTGAATCTGTTGTCTTTTGTTGAATATTAAGTTCATCAATTCCAAGTGTATATGTTTGAAAATCTTTTGCAGCTTTTTTTGCATCACTTCCAGCTTTTTTTGCGCTTGATCCAGTGTCACTAATAGTTTTGCCGTAATCTTTCCATGCTTTTTTTGCTTGTACAACAGTTCCTTTCCCTGTAAGAGCTGCCATAAACTGACCAACCGCATTTAAAGCCCTCGCCATCATATCAATAAACGCTGAAATATACGGCCCGACTGCATTAACAATCGGGGCAAATGCAACAGCCCAAGCGTTTTTCAAATATAGAAGTGATGAAACCATTCCGGAAATACTGTTATTGTATTCAGAGCTGTACTGAACAAGGTTGTCTGAACCCTCTTTTACAGCTTGTTTGATATTACTGATAACACCAAAGATAGTTGAAAAGAGAATAGATGAACCAATCATTTTTAACAACGACATTCTTGCGTTTCCAGATTCATCTTTCACTCCCCTTAAGGAAGATGCAAGAGATTTTAAGATTTTTAGTGGTGATTTTTTTATTGAAGCTACACTTTTCGCAAGGTTCCACATTCCAGCTCCTGCTTTTTTAGTAGCAAACGAAATTGTTTGAAATACTTTTCCAGCAACAGGAGAAATGGCTTGAAATGCTGTTTTTAACTCTATAGCTTTCTTTCCCATACCTCCTAATGAACTATCGTCCAAACGAAGTTTTTCCATAAGATTATACGGAAAAGAACGTATTGAATCTGCAACTGAACTTATTCCACTTTTAAACTTTGTGAAAAAACCTGTATTGTTTGAATCTGTAACTTTTTCCAACGAAGCCGATGCTTTTTCCGCTTGTCTACTTATTTCGTTCAAGTTTCTTGCTTCTTTTTCAATAGATCCGCTTGAAACTTCTGCACTCTCAGACAACCCTTCATTTGCTTCCGGTACCTTCACTCCATCAGAAAGTCTATACGGTGTTTCTCCATTTCTTGTTACAGTTAAATCAGGGTTAAGCTTTACAGTATTAAAAGCCTCTTTTGCTTTCATCGCTTCTGCCAACGAGTTTTTATACTGGAACATATTTTTGATGTTCTTTTCCCACATTTTCCCCTGATTTATTGCACTTCCTGTCTGTTCGGCAGTGTCGAAAACATTTTGCTTATATTTATTCAAGCCAGATTCAAGCTTAGAAATTGTACGATCAAGCTGTTTTTCGTTCATAGCTTCAAAGTTAATTCTAAGCTTAGAATCCTTGTATTTTCTCATCAATGCGCTAAAGCCTTGGTCTGCTTTTTTAATCTCGGAAGTATCAACTTTCAGTTTGGTAGTTGCAGAACCAAGCTTCTTTTGTTTGTTTACAATACCGTCTAGATATTTCTGAGAAGATTTAAGACCACTGATATCAACTCCACCAATATTGTTTAATTTTGGAGCTAATGAGCCAATTTCAGAAAGCGTACTGGCTATTTTTTTCAGTCTGTTTTGCATTCCAGTAAGAGAACGGTTCGCTTGTTTAGCAGATGTTTCTATTTGCAACTCAATTGAATCAACTTCTGTACCCACAACTTCACCTCCTCTTTGCTCTACTACATGCTTGTCTCCGGAAGTCCAAGTTTTCTGTCATTTTCAATCCACTTATCCATAGCCCTGATTTCCGCAAGCATATCTCTTCTCTCTCGTTCTTCTTCGGTTAGTTCTGAATCTTCGATGATTTTCCAAAGAATAGGCTTTTCAATATACTCAGCTTTACCTTTGAGAACATTGTCTACCGCAGTAACTATTGCTGAAAACGTGTATTGACCTGATATCCAGTTAATATAGTCTTCCCTTTTAATTCTTTCCTTATCTGCTTTCGCAATGACTTTTATGATATGTGGATTCATATTCCAGAACTCATTCCAAGTGATTCCAAGCACACTTGCTGCCGGGAACCACTCGTTTTCAAAAAATTCTCTTTGGGATTTGTATTTTTTTACATTGTCTGCACAGGTGCCGTCTGAACCGGTTCTACTGGTGCAATTGGCACTGTTTGTTCCTGAACCTGAGCAATTTCCTTTTCTGCATTCTGTTGGAGAGCACGAAAAAAATCAGATTCTTCCATTTTCTTTTTCAGAACTTCAAATGCCTTATCAAACTGGCCACCTTTGATAAGATGCTGCTCAAATTCCTTTCCGGCCACTTCATTGCTTACTCCCATACAAATTCCGACATATGCTCTCAAAAATGACATCGGAGTTTCTGAATAGTCATCCATAGTTACTCCTCTTTTTTCAAGATCACATACCGTGTTAAATCCAAAATCTTTTGCAACGCATGTAGTTTCGTTAATTTTAAATGTATCCATAAATCCTTACCTTCCCTTTCTTTATATAGGGAAGGGGCAGCCCGAAGGCCACCCCGTTCCGTTTTGCTGATTAAATTGTCGTTTCGTCGGTGTAATAATAACTGTTCTGAGCGTCCACCGACATTTCTTGCTCAGAACGTGTTACCCCTTTGATACAGTAAATGTTCCGTCGTTATTATCTACGATGGTGTATTCATCGGTTACTTTTTTAGCCACTGTGTTTGGAATAGCAGTTACTGACATTTCAACAATTTCATCTACTCCGCCAACATCTGAAGGTGTAGCAGATACCTGTGCCACGTAAGCATATTTAGCCACGGAACCAATACCGTCTGTTCCGTACAGATGGAATATGCATACACGTTTGTCTTCCATTGTCCCAATATTATCCAGATACTCTTTTTCAAGGTTTCCGGTAAATTCTTTCGAATCTGTTGTCTTAATACCTTTTTCGAATGTCTGTGCATCGTCCTCAAGAGTTGTAGATTCTACAGTGTTCGGAGCTGATACTGGTGCTGGAATACTCTTCGCTTTACACAGTAATTTGTATGTTCCGGCAAAATCAACTTTTGATAAATCTGTTGCATCTGCGATTTCTTTTACAATAACTCTCGCTTTGTAACTGGTTGAAGCCATGTTTTATACCTACCTTTCTGCCTTTTTAGGCAACAAAAAAAGAGCCTTACAGCTCTCCTATAGTGTGTCATCATTTCCAAGAGTGCGTCTCACTCTCATTACGCTTCTGTAATTTCCGCTACCATTGTTAGCTTCCGGAAATGATTGTATTTCAAACCCCATATCTTTAAAAACAAATGCAATCTCTTTTAGTACCGCTTTGGCTTCTTTTTGGGATTTGTTTGTTGTTACTTCAATCTGCATTGAATATTGAATTCCGTTGATTGTATGTCCCTCGGTAGTTCTTGCTTTTTCTGATCCTGACATTTCGTGCATGTATACAGTTGGGTATTTTGTGGTCGCATCTTTTGGTTCATCGGTCAATGTAAAATGAATGCTTGGAAATTTCTTACTCAATTTATTGAATACTTTATTTTTTACAATAGAAAACAGATTTGTTTCTAAATCAAATACCCATGAATTATCCATTTCCAAACACCTCCTTTGCAATGATTCCGATTTTGTCTCTTAATTCAACTCCTGTATTGTACATAAATGGTCTTGACGGCATACCTTCAGTAAAGTAAAGTTGACCGTTTTTATAATAAAACCATCCATATGTACCAGCTGGATACTTTCCAAATGATTCCTTAAGCGTAATAAATTTTTTTCCTTGCGCATACACGACAGGTAATTTCCCTGGATATGGTGATGATGCACCAACCATACCCGTCCCGATTTCTACATATATCGCATGGTCTGAATCTGCCTTAACAACGTAAACAGATGTATTTTTACCAGAAGGTCTTTCTTCACTTGATATACTTCCAAGAAGGTCACCCGTAAATACTGCATCAAGGTCAACAACATTCGCTTTTGCAATCTGTACTCCTTCTTCTGCAAGACGTTTCGTAAACTCTTTCACTTTCGAATCAAGTTCTTCTTGATACTTCCTAATCTGTTCAATCGCATCTGTAATGCTTTTTACTGACAAATTTGCTTTTATTACCCTTCCCATCATTAAACCTCTTTGCTTATTTTCTTAAGCAGAAATGCATCTTCGTTCAATGCTTCATCATTCGTAGCCATAACCTCGTAATCTGCCGTGTTGGCATCTACGCTTAAATTGTTTGCCGTGTCTTTGTATTTAACGGCTGATTTTCGCCAAATACGAGTCCCTACGGCAAATGGCAATGCCCCTTTTGAACAAACAATAGTGGCTTTGTCCGCTGAATCCTCTACACCAAAAACTCTTATAAAAGCTTCAGTCAAGGTAGAATTTATGTTTGCCATGAATTCTGTCGGTTCCGTATATTCCGGTTCGTATTCGCCGGATTCCACTGGTACTTCTTTTCCATCAACGGTAATGTATTTAGTGTTTCCTTGCTCGTCTTTTTCATAAATAGGCGTATTTCGCCCAGTCTGCAAAGAATACAGCATTTTCTGTTTATTTCTGTCCAGTGTTCGCATCGGTATCAACCTTCTTTGCTTGCTTTCTAACCTGATCTACGCCAGTACTTGCAAGACCAGATACAATTCCTACTGCGATTGCATTAAGAACATCTTCTGCTGGAAAATCTGGAATTACATACATTCCAACAACTCCAAGGATTCCACCGGCAGCACCTACGATAACTGGAATACTATTATCCTTAATTTTAGGACAAAGTTTTGCGCCAAGTCCTAAAAGATAAGTAATCACAACGATAGCAAGTACCGTTCCCATTGTAGAAATATCCATTATTGTTCACCTCCATCTACGTTCTTTTTGATATGAAGTTCATCAATCTCATGCTTCATCTTGGTAATCATTCCATTCCCGCCTAAATCATGATAAGCTTTGTACATTTCGCAAAAGTTTTCATATGCGTAGGAAGGTATATTACCAAGTTGCGTGTATTTGCTATGATACTCAATTAGCTGTACACGAAGCAAAAGCATAGTTCCCTTACTGTTAGCTTTCCTCATGGCTCGTTCTTCTGCAATTCGCTCATCACGTTCCTTTACGTATCGTGTTTGCTTTTTTTTCTGTTCTTGCAGTAGCCAAACCATGTATCCAAGCAAAATAGGAAGGGCAATGAAATATGTTTGTGTTATCACTTCACGCATCTTTTGTTGCTCCGTATTCGATTATTTTTCGTCACTCCCACCACCAAACCGACGAATCCCCTGCAACCATATTGCTGACATCAGTAAAATGGTCACGCACAATCTTCTACAAAAAATGAACATACGGAAGTACGTCATTAAATATCGAACTGGATATATAAGCATTTTCGTATGATCTGCTTGTAGAATTTTCACTGTGAGATGATTCTCCCTCAGCTCCTTCTTTCGCTTTCAGATCAACGACTGCCATAGCAATAGTACTTATATGTCTTTGAATATCATCTTCAATCTGATTTTCAGTAAAATTGCTAGGAAAATTCCTTTGTTGCTTATATTTTTCAATAACAAAATCAATCAAGAGTTTTGATGGCTCCTGACCTTTCAGCTCTGGAATGTCATTGAAATATTCAGTTACCTTTTCCCTGATTGAATCTGCCACTGCCATAACTGTTCTCCTTTATAAGTTGAATTTCGAAATAAAATATTCCTTTAATTCTCCGCCAGTCATCGAATCAACATTGCTCATACCATGACCAGTCGCTAACGAACGTAAGTCTTGTACGCTCATTCTGTTAATATCTGTCTTGGTATAATTAAATTCAAACGAAGATTTTCCCGGAATTTTTTCCGGGATTACTTCGCCAGCTTTATACCATTTTCCATCGATTTTGATTACATTTGTTGCAATCATACAACCACCGCCTTACGCTACTTTCATAACAACAACGCTGTTCATTCCCTCAAATGACGGAAGACCAATCATTGACACAACGCAGTGTGTATTGATCGGGTGCTCTGTAGCATAAGTATAAACAGCAATACCTGTTTCAACGATAGAAAGGTTTCCATTTGCGAGACTTCCACTTCTCTCTTCTGGTGTTCTGCCGAAAACATAATCACCAAGGTATACTCCGGCTGATTGACAAGAGATGATGTTTTTCGGAATAAAGTACTGAGTTACTCCGGATTCGTCAACATACATCTTGTCGTAAACTTCGATTTCAATTCCGTATCCTCTCAGGTACGCAAGTACATCTTCCTGTCTTACTCTGATACCGCCGTTGTATGCTGTAATTCCAAGAACCTGTTTCTTTGTATCCTCCGCATTGAGAAGCATTTCAAAAGTCTCGGTGTTCATCGAAAATCTCGTCAGAGAATATCCTGTTTTCTTGGCGAAATCACGTCTTGTTTTGATAAGGTCATCAAGCGGTGTTGCTGTCTCCGGGGCATCCCATTTGTCAGATGTTCCAGAAATTTCAATATAGTGGTCTTTTTTGTGCACTGTTCCATTGTCAGTTGTGTAATCAACCACATACTTTTTTCCTTCAATATTTACGGTAACTTTCGGTACACCGTCTGCAGGTGCAAGAAGTTCCCAAATCTGTCTCTCAGGTACAACCATAGCTCCCTGGATCAAATTCATTGGTTTCTTACTGATTTGTCTGAGAACTTGGTTCGCAAGAGAAGAATTTTCAGCCGAAGCATAATTTGCATATTGCTGTTCTTCTTTCTCTGTGACCATGTAGGACTCTCTGTAGAACGGCATCTCGTTCTGAATGTCCTGGAATCCTCCAACATCTCTTAACGGAGCCTGTGCGTCGAAATTTGAAGCTTTCAGTGCTACCGGCTGTGAATTTTCGCCGACAATGTATCTGATTTCAAGTGAATCCTGTTTTGTGGTTCCGAATTTCTGTCTTCCAAGATACGGTGGAAGTGCAAGTGATGCTTTGTAGTTATCCCACATAACTCCAAGACTTCTTGCTGTAAACGCTTTCGCTAATGGTAATGCCATCTCTAATATACCTCCTTAATTACTCTGCAATTGCTGGTGCACCGTAAAACGTAACTCTTGGTGTTGCTTTTCTAGCTGCATCTGAAATCTGTGGAGAAAGTGATTTAACTTTTTCCCAATCAATAGTTCCTTGATATACGTATGTTCCCGGTGCATCTCCCTGTGTTACGTCAACGTCTTCAAGAAGATATCCAAGACATGACGCATCGTTTGACGGATACGGTGTGCCAGCCTTTGCAATTTTCATACCGTTTTCATCAGCTACTGTTACGCTCGCCTGTGTTACCACGCAAGCTGCTCCTTCATAAGGAAAAAACTTCAAAATACCTTTACTCTGCGTAAAATCTCTTACAATTGGTTTTCCCATTTTTTTACCTCCAAATTTACTTCATCAGGTAGTAATCTCTTGTTGCCTGATCGCTAGCCTTATTTCCAAATACGATTTGCTCCGCATTTGCTACATCTTCCGGCTTTTCTTCATCTTTTTTTCTTCCGGCATTTCCACCAGGATTAATGGAACCATCTGCGATTTCCTGTTCCTTGGCTTGTGCTGCCTTTGTTTCTTTTTCGGCGATAATCTGCGACATTGAATCGATTGCTGCTTTTGCAATTTCCAGATCGTCCTGAAATCCAGCAAGAACCGTATCTGCCTGTTCACCTGTCAGACCTTTTTCAGCTGCATATGCCCGAATGTCTTTTTTGATATTCTCTTTCTGCAATGAATCAATCTGTTTTCTAAGCTTCTCAATCTCGTCATCGTTCTGTGGTGACGAATTTGGGTTCGGCTGTGGATTTGGAACTGGTGCCGGTGTAGGCTGTGGCTGAGGTTCCGGCTTTGTTGATGGATTTGGGTTCGGTGCCGGAGCCGGTCTGTTACTGTGAAACTGATTTAAGTAATTCGTAACTTGGGCATCTGTCGGTTCCTCAATTCCTAACGCGATTAAGTTCTGTTTTGCTTCTTCTCTTGTCATAGTTATTACCTCCGTATCTACATTTGTTTTCGCTGTTCTATCAGCTTGGATTTATACTTTTTCCCATCTAACGCGTGAGAATGCTTTTTTATGTATAAAAAAATCAGCCAAAAAATTTGGCTGATTCCAAAAATTTGGCTGATTGATTTATTGAATTTAATTTTTAAACTGAATAGCTTCAATTCTAAGTTCCTGTCCGACTGTACCTAGTGTAGATACGCCGTCAGCTTTCGTCCAGTCTGTCCAACCGGAATTCTCCACATGGACTCTATACTCAAAATCTCCGTCAAAACATAAGCACTCAATACGCTTATTCTGACCAGTTGTGCCGATTACCGTGTCTTTTGTGACCGTGCCATAATCTTTCCACCCGATGCCCTCAATATGAGCTTTCGCTTTAATTGTCATGCCAAGTGGATCAATCTTAAATGCTTCGAGACGCAATTTATGCCCTGTAATACCAATAATGTTTTCACAAGCTCTTGCGCCAAGCCATCCTTTATTCTGGACATGTGGATTGACAAGGAATTTAGCAACCATGATCTCGATCGCTTCAATTTGCAGTCCCTTTCCTTTTGTGCCCGCCCAATTGCCGTTGAATGTCCAATCTGTCCATCCGATGTTTTTTTGATGGACGCGGTAGATATATGGTGTATCTTTGCCGGTAATCTTGATCGCTTCTATACGCTTGTTCTGTCCTGTGGTGCCAAGGATTGTGTCTTTGGAGATATTCTTGTATTCTTTATCGCCTACATCCTTGATGTGAACAGTTACGTCTGTCTCTCCAACCGGAATAAGTCGGAATGCTTCAATTCTCCGGTTCTGTCCAGTAGTTCCAGACATACGACCATCAGACTGCCAGCACGCCCAGCCGATGTCACGGATATGCGACTGGTAAGATACCTTACCGTAATGCTGTACGGAGTCCTGAGATGTTCCACCAGATGTTACCTTACCGTCAGAATCCTCTTTTGCCGGAGATGCCGTAGCGATGCCGAATGCATTAAGGATACCTCTTGCCAGATCATCCATCTGGCTGCTAAATTTATTCAGATCGCCAGAATTTGTGATAAAGCCATTTTCCAGTAGTCTGTAGCTATATCCTCTTGCGGCAGCCATGTTCGGGTTGGCGAGGTCACTTCTCGGAACGATATTTTTTGCACGCCCCGGGAAGAACGAGCCGATAAAGCTTGCCAGTGCCGTGTCATACTGGTCTGCGCTATAAGCAGAATTGATAATAACATGACCGCCCTTTGCCGAAGCTCCTGCGCTGTCCATGTGCAACTCTAATATCTGCCAATCTTTCGGAATATTAAGGCTCATGATTCCATTGTCTGCGTACCAGTTCCGGTTCATATCTGCGACCGTGACATTTCCACCGCCTAATGCTGATAATCTGGAAGCAAGCGCACGTACACGCTCTGCCTCCGTATATCCATATCCTACTGCTCCGCAATCACCGGCGCCATGACCAGCTATTACATATAAATGTGCCATAGTACATCTCCTTTTATGATATTTAGTTAATTAAATTAACATTTTAGCTTACTCTTCTTCCGTACTACCAGTTTTGCTATCTTGAACCTGTTCTCTTTCGACTTCTTCCGCAGTTCGGTACAAAACATCAAGATATGGTTTTGATAACGTGTATGCTTTCTCACTATCAGGGAATAGAGTGCTTAATTCAAATGCAAGTTTAGGGTGTGTTCCATCTTTCAGCAAATAATCAAGAAACTGTGCTTTTACAAGCATATTATCCATAGGACTGTGATTTATTACCACTTCAAACTGGCTTGTATCAATCGGACAATCATTCTTTTTAATTCTTATAATGTTAAGAATCACGTCATTCAGTCTTTGTTCCGACTCTTGAACGAATGGGTCTTTCAGCTTTCCTCTTGTTTTTGCCATATCCCATCCATTTCTAAGTTGTACAGCTCCTTGCGTGTCTCCACCAGTATTTCCCTCTAACTTAGGAATAGCCAGAATCTGCAAGAAATTGTCTATTAAATCCTGTTTCGCTACCTGAGACTCGGATTGATTAAGCTCCTGTGTCATAATATCAACATCGGCTTTATTATCAGTACCATTGTTTGATTTTACGACCAATGCGCCTTCCATTTTCATTTGTTTGAATGTTTCAGAATCAACTGTGCAGTTTACGAATTTAACCCACGACTGAACAAATTGCTCTATGCCATCCATCCTATTTGACTGCATATTATTGATTGCGTCAAAAATACTGATAACCAATTCAACGTCAGATATTCTTTCTGGGTTGTTTGGGTATTCTACAATCGGAATATTCCCAAACGCATGTACGCTCCATCCGCTCACTTTCCCATCTTTAATAATGCATTGATGCGTTTTTGTGTGGCATACTTTATACCATTCGCCCTTAATGTTTTTCAATTCCTGTACGGAAACGATAGGTTCATCGTTCAAAGAAGAATATATAATGTATGTGTTCATCGGAGTTGGCACTGTAATTCTAAATGGAATGGTTGATTTTTTGTCTTTTACAATCTGAACCGCCAGAAATCCAGTTCCAACAGCTGATTGCCATTCACCGCATTTAATGTTTCTTGCGTGCTTATGTGCTAATCTTAGATATGTATTATATCTGTCAACATATTCGCTTATATCTTCCTTGATTGTGCTTACACATTGTAGCGGTTCTCCGTATGTCTGACCTACTTTAAATTGGACAGCTTCATACGCATGGTTCTCGACAATTTTGTTTATTATATCGTCTCTTACAATCTTTTTGCGATAAAGAATCGGCTGATCTCCGTGTACATAATTCCAAAGGTACTTTACTACACTTTTATTAAAATAAAACGTTCCAAGAGTTTCGCCTACAATTTCCAGAATATTATTCTGGTCGACCTCTTCAACGTCAACATATGCAATTTTTCTTCCATATTTTCCCTTTACAAGGTCTTGTAGTGTCTCTTTATTCATCAAATTACCTCTGCATTCCAAATGTCATACCGCTGCTACAATTTCTTAACGGTATCGGTTTAATTTCCGTTTTTCCTCCGATTGCATGATACACAACCCGTTTGTTACACTTTTTGCATTTGCATATTTTGTTCATCGTAGATCGTCCATCATATGTGCCTACTTTTCTATGGCATTTTGGACAATAAATTGTTTCTTGAATATACTCGTTCATTTTTTTCTCCATAAAAAATACGCCCTGCCTGTTTGGCAAGACGCATTTTCTTATCTTTCAGAAGGACATTTCCGGTTAAAGAATTTTTGTTCTTTTTCTCTGATTATAATAATACACCCTTTTTTTAGTGAATTGTGTGAAACTTATAAATATTTGCTTATAATTTTACTTACTAAACTTCTATCTATTGACAAATTATCAGCTATCTGTTGCTGGGTCATTCCTTCAATAAAAACGCACTTGAAAATCTGCCTATCTCTGCTCATCGGAATCGTGTCTATAAATGATTCAATTTCTTCTGTATATTCAATTAAGTCATTTTCTTTTGCTCTCAAACGGTTGACCTTTTTTCTGAGAAGTTTTTTTCTTTTTTCGTAAAGTGATATTGGAAATCCTTCAATTTTAAATCCCTGTATTCCTCCGAGACCTCCGGTTACTTTATCACACACGGTACCTTCTGCAATAAGATCTGATATGGAGTCTTCTGTTTTTTTTATTTCTTTTTTTATCATCTCAATTTCCAATTGCATTGCCTTATACTCGGACAATTTCTCTTTTGTCGGAAAATTTGCATTCATTACCGGTACCCCCCTCTAAACGGATTATGTACAGCTTCAACTTTTGACGGTTCCCACGTTCCTTCGATAAAATATGCCAAAGATGCCAGACAGTCAGGTGCATCTTCATGTTTGTTTTTTCCTTTTATCGTGAAAGAAAATAAGTTTCTCATAAATGCCCTGTATTCCTGACTTCTGCACCCGGTATCTCTGAAATACCATTCACGAATAGAACCGGCTTTATCCCAAATCCTTTGAGTTTTTCTCATTGAAGTAGGTGCATACTGGGAAACAAGGTTTATTTTGTGTCCTCTTTCTCTAAGCATCGTATCTACTTCATCTTTGTATCCCTCTCCACCTTGGTTAGCTTCGAAATACGCACTTCCGATATTGTGATCAATTATCATATCAACAACTTTCGGTTTAGTTATCTTCTTTTCAGAATTATCAAATATGGCATCATCAATATAAATCGATCCATCTTCATACATATATGCTACAGCAAAAGCCAAATAGTCTTCTCCGCCAAGTGCAACGTCACACGCTGCGCAAATTCTGTATGGTTCTTCAGCCGGAAGTACTCCATTGTAAAACTTCATGTGTTCCTGACTAAATACCGCTCCGTCACGTTCAATCGGTTCCTGTTGGCATTGTGCATACCATCCAGCCATATCATCATTTTCCTCGAATTTTGCACGCTCAATACGGTAATATTTCGTCGAAAAACCTACTCCATAATCATAATCAAAGTTACTCTCATCCGTTTCCGGGTCAAGAGCCGGTATTTTAAGTACATCAAATCGAATGTCTTGCGCTTCTGGATTGTTTTCCAAGAAATCACGCCGATTCATGTAAATATCTTTCAAACTCCAAATTGTACCGTTATATACAACTTTGCATTTTTCTTTTTTACGTTTCATTACGTTGTTGTCAAAGATAATCTGCTTTCTACGCAAGATGTCGGGGTTTAATACATCCTGAATACCTTCCAGAATGTCGTCTATAATAAGCCATCCGTAGGCATCGTATTCACCATTCAGACCGGATGTGAGACCTTTTCCAGATAAAGACTTGTACTTTTTCTTACGTTGTAAGTCCACCTTATTATTTTTTGCATCCGTATCTACAATAATTGCTTTTGGGAAAATATCAGAAAAACAATAGATCGGATCCGTCCAGATTTCTATAACGCCATCAAGAAATGCTCCTCCAAGTCCTTCTTTGTATGTAACATACAGGTTACTTGCTTCTGTATTGCGTGCGCACTTCCAAGAAGTTGCAAGTGTAAGTTCCTGACTCTTACCCACGCGGGCAGGCATGTGAACAAACAATTCGTCTAATTCATCATCTTCAAGCAGTTGGAGTTTGTCTGTTACAAGCTTTAGTGTTTTTCTTCTCGGTTCATAGAATCTATCTCTTCTTTTTCTGTTTTTTTCAACATACAGCATGTAGCTGTCCAAAACATCCGGTGCTTCCATCTTGAGTAGCTTGTAGTAAATATTTATCAATTCAAATTCTGTCTTATTTTCTTGTGCAAAGTCCTCAAGCTGTGCAAATGTGCCACCTGATTGCTTTTTTATCAAATAATTGATAATTTCTTTTGCTCGATTTGAGACTTTTACGCCGTATTTAATGTCATGTTCCGTGCAAATAGCTGTTTGAGTGGCCATTACATAAGCATTTAACACCTGTCCGTCAATTTCATGATTTTTTATATAATCTTCATACCCATTTACAGTTTTTACCAAGTATTCACTTGCCATAACAAAAAAAGTGCCTCCTAACTAAAAAAGTCAAGAGACACTTCTCTGTTCCACATCCGCATCCGGGCAATGGCAATCTTTATTATTTTTTCTGTGAGAATATAGTTCATCCTATTTCACAACTTTTTCCTTGTGGTAAGTAACTTTCAATCCCTCTTTAACAGGTCTGATTGTAACAGTGTATCCAGCCTCTACCAATTCAGTTACTTTTCCTTGTTGCATATACAATTGTTTGACAATTTTTTCTTTTTTATCGCATTCATTCTGGATCATAGTTTCCGAAGTCCTCCGTTGCATACTAGCATATCGAGATATTATTTCCTTTACGTTTTTCTTATTGCTCATCTTTGTATGCATCTCCATTTAACGTCCATATGTATTCTGCTTCAAACAATCCTTTAGGAAACGGTTCTCCCATCAAAAGTTTTCTGAGATATTTTCTAAATGTAGGCTCACACATTTCCGCCATTTTAGCTGCTTCCGCCATTGTAACTTTTCTACTAGCAAAAGCGTTGTATGCATCACAAAATTTTTGAGAATCAAACTGTTTTTGCTTACTCATATTACACTCCTCACATTCACGTTTACAACTAGCCAAGGCGGAATCGAACCGCCACAAATGGAGTCAAAGTCCATTACTCTACCTTTAAGCTATTGGCCAAAAGAAAAATTGCATTTTCAGAATATGATTAGGGCTTCCCCTTATTCAATCATGGTAAAAGTCATGTTCTGCCACTGTGATGATAGGTCTGAGCTTCCGAGAGCGACTCTTGGCTTCCTACCACTTTCTAAGCACACATGGGATTGATACCCGTAAATTTCACGGTTCTTTCAGAATTGTTTGTAATGTTTTTTCTTATCCTTAAAACATTTTTCTTTTTAAATAAAACTTTGCCATACCGCTACTTTAACGAATTTCTTGTGTTATACTCCGATTTCTCGGATTCAAGGCAAATCAGCTTATTGAGAATTTCCAGTTAGTCCGTAGTCTCTCACACCACTCACATCACTGGATTATTTCTGCACCGCAGACGTCTATTTTACGCTGACCACAAGGATTCTGCTATTGACTTCTCTATGATGATACACTGCAAGGCATTGTTGATGGTTCCCATCTCCACCAATGGAATCACTTCCAGCGGAAAGAATCAGCTTATCCAATATCTCGAACAAACCTATCTCGTTACCTTTGCATCTCGGCAGGACTGAAAAATCCGTCTGCACCGAGGTAATCATATTTTGAATTTGCAATACGGTTTTTAGTGTATAATAACGCTTATTTGATTTACTATAGTTGATTGGATAATGTTAATAAGTGTTTTTTCAAGAACCGCTTAACTTGAAATAGCAGACACGGGAGTCGAACCCATTATTCCAAGGGTATGAACCTTGTGTGATTATCCGTTTCACTATCCTGCTTTAATTGTTTGACTGGAAGACCGCCGTCTATTACATATCGCTCCGCAATAAAACCAGTCGAGGGACTAAAAATGTGCAACTCCGTGTTACCAACCACGGAAAGCTACCGTTCGGACTCGAACCGAAAACCTGTTGATTCGTAATCAACTGCTCTATCCAATTGAGCTATGATAGCAGATAGTAAATGCGGTTTTTATGTAATTTACTACCAGAGAATGCGATGGCTTTTAATAGTTCCTCGTTTTCAAGAACCGCAAAAACTTGAAAAACGCCGTATGAAGGAGTCGAACCTCCAAGTCGTTTCCGACCTAATGCCATTATGGGAATACGGCTTATTTAGCAGTCTGCCAAACCGCCATAAATATAAAATCAAAAAAGAAGTTACAGCCTATAACTGTCAATATCTTCGCAAAGATACTGGGTTGATTTCCACGAAACCCACCAGACCTTGTGACGGTCTTTTATTCAGCTTTCCGCTAGTGGGTAATGAAAGGATAGTGCGCTCATGCCAGCGCACGCATGAAAAAAATCTATCAAAATTTTAACTAATCGGCATAATGTAAATTGGCGTCATCGCCGTATACGCTTCGTGGATTTCATCAAATACTCCACGTGCTCTATTTTCTGTTTTGTATTGTCCGAGTATCATCTTTGAGACACCAACAGAAATTATATATTTTCCATCGACAGATATGTCGTAATTTTCAAATTCAATTGATTTTGTTTTGTCTTGGTTTATTATTCTCATTTTCTCTCATGATCCATGCCGGTTTGATGGTTTCCGGCATGGTTTTTTGTTTAATTACTATAGGTTTTAGTTTTAAAAGCGATCAAGATATAGATTCTGCACTTATTAGGCGGTGGTCGTCCTCTTCTCATTTTAGTCTCCGTGATATATTATTATTCACACCCGTTGGACATTTACGGGATGGAATCTCATTGATTTGTTTTCTGCCATTTATCTTTATGCTCCATCTGGCATTCAACCATTTCCCGGATATTTGTTCTCTCTTGCTTTATTCCGTGCCCCTGACGAAATAGCTCACATTCAAGTACGTTTCCACATTTGGAGCATTCATCCGTAATTTCTTTACCAAATATCCGCATCTCTATTCTCCTGCAAGAAATAATGTGATTTTTTCAGCCAATGCATATGCTTCATTTTCACATCCGCGTCCGTATTCGCAAATTGTCGACCTGATTCCATCAAGTAACGCATGATAGAATACATCATGTTTCTGTATCTCATCTGTCACAATCTGGCAAGATGTTTCAAGTACGACTCCGTGCGCTTTTTCTTTTATGATTCTATCTTCAGTCATGTTGTTCTCCTCTTACACCCGATTATCATTAAACAAAAACGAAAACGTTTGTGATTCAGGCACTTTCACACCACACAATGCACATGTTAGCCGAATCGCAGTGTTCCTATCTCCGCATTTTTTGTAAAACTCACAATAAATCTCATAAAACATATCAACAGCTTTTAGCATTTCTTTATCAAACATCAGATAACCCTCCAAAAGTTTTTCACATCTTCTACCCTGAACATAGCATTCACAGAGTCTTTATTGTAAAAACAAATGATTTTCACATCTAGGAATCGGAAGGACTCGAACCCTCTTCTCTGTCGCGATCAGTGTTCTACCAGTTGGACTACAATTCCTTAACCGCCGTCTGACGGTTAGCAACAATATTTATCGTGCCGTTCGTTGCACTATGCGGTTATTTAAGGTTCATATCGTTTTACCGCCAATCTACACGCAGCTCTTTTATTCCTCAAGCAGTAGTTGGAGATTTTAGAGTCTTTACTGACTATTTTCCATTAGTTACTACCGTGTCTGCACCTTGAACAGTTACCCAGCCAAATTTGTTTCTTGCCTCAGCTTCTTTCATCCGAATCAGCTCATCCGTAATCGAAGCACTGATGATTTTATTTGACTCAGCTTCAGCCTGAGCTTTCGTAATCTGAATCTGTGCATCTGTTTCAGCCTGAATCTTCTCAGTCTCTTTCTGAACCTTGATTTTTTCCTGTTCAGCTTCTGCTTGCTGCTTTTCTTGTAATGCAGTCACACGATTATCAATAGCTTCTTTCAATTTCTTGTCTGGGTGAACATCAATGATTGATGCATCCAGAACTTCAATTCCGTACTTATCGGAAAATTCGCTATTCAGGTAATCAGTCAGCTCAGAATTGAGTTTTGATCTGTTTCCAGAGTAAATATCCATCATGGAGTAATTCGTTGTAATCTCTGAAATTTTCGATTTCAGAACAGGCTTCACACGGCTTTCGATGATATCGTCACCGTCCATACCTTTGAACTTCTTGTATGTATCTACAAGCGTATCCGGGTTGTATCGATATGACATCTGAAAACTGATTGCAATACTTGCATCATCAGAAGTAGCAACCTTAAAAGAGTCATTTCCCTTGCTGCCCTCTCTCTTGTCTTTCGACATTACCAAGATTTCATTACTTGTTGAGAACTCTTTTACTTTTTTCATCGGACCTACAAAATTCAATCCAGGTGAAAGCGTTTCTTTCTGTACTCCATCCCTATACGTGTAGACTATACCAGTCTGTCCAGTCTTAATCAATTTGCACGAACTGACCGTGAACGCTGCACCGATAACAGCTGCAACCACTACTACCGCGACTATTCCTTTTTTCTTCATTCGTCCATTTTCCTCTCTTTAATTTCTTTTTCTGCTTTCGCATTATCTTTAAGGATTGAAAGTAAGATTTTATTTCCTACCCAAGCCAAAAACATTCCGATAATCAAAAATACAGTTAAGGCACCTACAAATACTACAAACATCTTAACTCACCGCCTGTGCTACAAAATATAATAAATTTCCAATAGATATTAACAACAATCCTACCGTGATTCCAATGTTGATTCCATCCCTACGAGCTTTCAACATGAAGTACAGCATAGAAGTAAACATTGCTACCATTATCAAATTTGCAATCAAGAAAATTAAGTTGATTATCATTTTAGATATCTCCTTCTCATTGGCAATCCGTGAAGTTTTCTCCAGTTATTATCAGCTCGCCGCCCTAAAATCATCCGTCTGATTTCTGGCGGTATCTTACGTATATTAACTGTAATGCTCAACGCTTTTCCATCGAACGGAAGAAGATCCTCTACGGAAATATCCGGCGATATATCATCAACAAATATTTGATTTCTTGTTACCGGGATATAGCTGTTTTTATGTTCATCGAAAATAAATAGTGAATCATTTCTTTCATCTTCGCCCATCAAGGAAACCTCCTAAATTGCATTCACGCTCTGAAATGCCTTAATCATCTTCGGAAACTGAATGGCTACCCAGTCAACAATTGTCTCTTCGTGCCCGAACTGTTTGTAATGTTCGTAGTTTGATTGAAGTCCGCTTTCAGCAAGGAAAGCATGTATAATTTCATGTCTTAACTGTTTTCGCATCAGTTCATCAAAATCACCAACTTCATTTACGTTGTCATCTCTGATTCTAATTTCTCTTGATGTATAATCACAATAACCATCAATATCTTTATCTTTGAATGGTTCCCTAATCACTTTATATTCAGTTCCAAGAATATTTACTGTTTTCATTTTCAAGGCATCTCCTACAGGTATTTGAGAATCAAACTAATAACTGCGATAATCGCAATCACAAATGTTATCATGTAAGTGAATCCGATAATCATAAACAATATCTTCTCACCTGTTTTGTAATTGGTTGTACAAGTAAGCCTGAATTTATTACTGGCACTTAAAGTATTGAAATACACTCTTGTAATAATAAAAAGTGCTGTGCTGATAACTAATAGTATTAAAGCGATTTTGATTAGCATATTGATTCTCCTTTAGTGTGGTCTTTTTGTTTTTTTGGGAATTCGGAGGACTTAGTAGTGGCTTTTTCAAGTTCTCATTTAACCCCCTCCCCCTGTTTGATCTGTATTTTTTAATCTATACGACAAACACTTATTTGTCACATACATAAGCATCGTTTTTCTACTGGTTCGTTTAATTTCGTAATGTGTTCAATGATTTATTTTATCATTTTGTTTTCTGCACATTGAAATATTAAAATATATCAATCTTTTTCCTCGATTCCTTCCGGTTCTACTGGTCCGAGCCTTGGCAGCTGTTGCGCTGTGAGCATTGGCTCACGTTCTTTCTCTCTGCTGACTCCTGGTAGATTCCAGCTGTGCCAGTGATTAAGTGATGGCAATACTTTCATCGGGTTAGTCTTGTGATCTTGCAACATAGCTTCTAAACTCTGTTCATTGTCAGACATAATTTGTTTAGCGAAGTCTATTTTCTGACTATTTAATATATTGCTACTTCCTTTACCATCAAAATATTTACTCCCATTATTCCAGTTATACAATGTCTGTTTAGTTATTCCAGTAAAATCTAAGAACCCCTTAATATTTAATATCTGGTTATGGCTAAGACATATATGTTTATATATATTATATGCGTTTATAACTTTGGTATCGCAGTATTCCCTGTAGTTATCGTCATATAATAAGCACTTAACATTTGGTTTTATGATAGTATCATGTATCGTGTTTATAATATCCAGCCACACTACCGGCGGAATATTACTCTCGTCAATACCTGCATCAATGCAATAATTTGTGATCAGGTCTTTAACCACAGTCTTGAGATTATCCGGAGTTATAGCCATGCACAGATCATCGTCAGATTGTAATTCTTGTTCTTTCTTTCTCCTTGCCATGTTCTACACCTCCACACCTAAAAAAATAACGCCCACAAATAGATCTGGTTACTGATCCATCTGTGAGCGTGTTACACTTCTTTCTTGCCGTCCTTGCTCTCTTCTCCTATCCTTTGCAGCTGTTTACTCCCTCACACGGCATCCGGGACAACTTGCCAGTAATCATACTAGCGGGATTCGGTTCTGTTGTTGATATATATATCATACACAACAAAAGAGAAAAATACAAGTGCAATTCTTGAAGTTTTTGAGATATCGCAATGCGTGGCGCATCGTGGGAATTTAGTCTTTGATTTTGCGACTTTTTCTTGGTATATTCTGAGAACCTCGAAGAGGTTTGAAGAATATATCTCTTTTTAATTCTAAATCTTAATCTAAATCTATATCTAAACCTAAATCTATATCTGCGGAAACATTTTGTAAACAATTTGTATACATTTTGGAAACATTGTACCCACAAGCGCAAAAAAGACAGCCACGAAGGACTGCCCTTTGCTGCTTGCGTTTTTAATCATTTTCTTTCGCTCTTGCGACCGTGTCAAGTAGCTTTAATATTTCCGCTTTTGTGTAGGTCTCTTTCTCGTCTGCATCGATCAATAATCTAATTTCGTAAATCATAGCAGCTCTTGCGTCTTTTCTTTCTTTCTCGTTCATGTCTTCCATACTTTCTCCTTTCTCCAGCTTGCCACTGGTGACTTGTAAGCTGTGTTCCTTACAAGTATTATTATAACTTTTTGTGCCTTGCATGTCAATACTTTTTTGTGCCTTATTTCAAAATCTTTTCATCGTGTTCGAGCTTTTCGGCAACAGCTAATTTGATAAAGTCGTTTATGCTTTTATATCCAAGTGCTGCTATCCTTTCTTTTGTGCCGGTCTGGAATCTGCAATTGACACGTTCAAATTTATCATCGTATTTATATATAGCTCGCCTTTTCGCTTCTGTAGTCTTTCTTTCTTTTGCTTCCATCGTATTCCCTCCGTTTTATTTTTTTATATTTCCATAATACTATATTGTGCCTTATACGTCAATCAATTATTTCACTTTCTTATATAAGTGATATTATAATTTCGTGCCTTATACACAATACACAATTTATGCTATGTTTTGTGCCTTGCATTTTGTTTATTATGTCAATTGCTTTTGTGCCTTATATCATGTATTATATAACCATAGCAACGAACAAAAGAAACAAACAACCGGACACCCGGAACCACTCAATTCAATGAGGACATAAGGCAAGCGATCCGATTAATTGAAAAATTCTAGTTCCAGAAAAAAGAAAAGCCGATCGGAACAGCTGACAACTAAACCCGATCGGCACCAATCAAAAGAAAGGTAGCTCTATTATAACAGGAGCAAAGGAAAAAGACAATGAAGAAAATTAAAATTGAAAACGGAAAACTTTATAGCAGTCGGATGCCACTCTGCGAGGGCATTGACGTTTTCGAAATCGTTGAAAAGATTCCGGAAAATTACTTTATTTGGAATATCGGCGAGAACATGGGGACAGATGAATATATCCCACTTGCTGAGGATTTACACCCTGAAGACAAAGACAACTATGAAATCAATTGCAACACGCTTAAAGCCATCAAATTAAGCGTTGAAGACGTCAAACTGCTGAGGCGTGCCGCAAATTATGGAATTGTTAGCAAAGCAACAGCAGAGAAAGCATTGAAAAACAAGCGTCGCGGATATATGAGCGACAGAAAAAGAGCTGAAGCAGAAAAGACTATTGATGTATTTAGAAAAATAACAGTTGCAAGCAAAGAAAGCAGGATTTTTGAATTTTACAAAAATGACTTAAAAAAATTAGGTCGGAAACACGGACAAATCAGAATGAACGTTATCGAATATACTTGCAGTTTTCCAAAAATTGATCCTTTTAAGATGGCACAAGATCTTGTTCGTGATGTATTTGACGATTCAAGCATAAGCCAAAAAGAAAACGAACAGAAAAAGAAAAAAGTATACAACTTTTAACAGAAGGGAGTTTTTATAATGATTATCGGAACATTATTAGACGGTCGTACATGCGTGTACGACCTTCCAAAGGAAATAGATACAGTAGAAAAATTTACCTCTCTAATCAGAGAGTACAACGATAAACCGTGGCAGCGTGACGAATTACAGGCGCAGCCAATCTTGACCGGTTTAAACGGTCCAATGTACAACGGAACCGCATGTCTACAGAGCACCGGCGAAGAGGTCACGATCATACGATACGAACAACCGACAGAGTTATAAGGAGGTCACAAGCATGAAAAAATTTGATTTATTTATCGGATTCTTTGGAAACGGCGCTACAGTCTATAACAAGGCTGTAGCGGAACATGGAGATTATAAGAAAGTCGCTCACATTGCAGAGTGTGGAAAAATTACATGGTATGCAGAACCGGGAACCGTTCCGGGGAAAGATTTACTGCGAATTGAACATACCGCCGACACCATGAACGCAAATTGGGAACACTCTCTTAATCTTATGCCATTAGCGCAGAGATATGAAAAGTTAGCGGACATGATACCGGAAAGCGTATATTTTTATATCGCTAATCTAGGTGGCGACTTAGAAAGAAAAATAAAAGCTATGAAAGATTATATTTACAACAACTAAGAGGGCGAACAAATGAGAAATACAACAAAAATCGAAACCGCTTACACCTATTCCGAATGGTGCAAGCTGGTGGACAGACACGGAAAAGAAATAATTAAAAGGCGCTTGAAAAGAAAATTGAGAAAGGCGACCCGGTTTATATTCCGGGTGTCGGTACTCTATCTCGCATATGCTTTTTGCTATGCGGTAGCGTATCAACTATAGAAAGGAGCCGGATACCATGACAGAAGTTGAAAAAATTATGAGCGAAACAAAGGCAATAGCCGAGAATATAAAAGCAAATTACACGCTTGAAACAACCGCTTTACAGTTTGGTTACAAAATTCTTATCGAAAAAGGAAGCCGAAACGCCATCACATTATGCGACGACTTTTATTATTTTGATGAATCCGTGAAAGAAGCGGAAGAAAAAATTGATAGATACATTAAATGTATCGAAGTATACGCCGGAGAGCTGCACCAATACGGCGAAAGCCTGAAAAGGCTATTCCAACGTAAATTATACATGGAGCTTTTATATCTCTATAGGCTGTAAATAAATAAAGAGCCGGACGCGTTCCGGCTTTTTTTGATGCCAGGAAAAGAGACAATTCATTCACTATATCAGCGGTGGTTTATTGTCGCTTGCTGTGATCCGGTGGACGTGTAGCAGATCCAGACCGAAGAGAAAGAACCGATCAGACAAAAAAAGAATTGATTTTATATCTATTTTGTAGTATGGTAATGATAACTACAAGCTTGTATTTGACGTTTTAAGGGTTTTGTGCACGCTAAGTGATAACTTATGCCATGATGTATTTATACGTCTTGCATCGTCAAATAAGAGCGGAACAGGCACAAAATAACAGTATATGCATATATAAAAAATATGTTCAAGAAGTCGTCTAACTGAACGTCTTCCTGGACATATTTTTTGTTTGCAAAAAAATTGCATATTTTGTTTTGGGGTGTGAAATTTTTTCGGAAGAGCAGTAGTGGCTAGAAAAACCCCCTTAAAACGCGCGACTTTTTCGGATTTTTGAAAAAAATTTATTTATTTTTCTTCCCTTTTACACCTTGTCTTCAAAGTTTGCCTTGGCAATCGTGGCACGTCTGGCAGATTCTTTTTCTTCGTCAATTGGAACATCTTCGCCATTCGCTTTTTTCCTGATTTTTTCCACGTATTTTTTGTACCATTCTTCCTCTTCTTTCTTGCTTGCTTCTTCTTTCTCTTTCTTCTTTCTGGCAGTTTCTTCTTTCATGATCCTGTTATTTTCCGATTTCTCGTTAAGTATTTCCTGAAGCTGTTGAATGGTCATTTTCTCTTCTTTCACATTGGTTTCTGGCACTTGTTCAGCAAAGATAATTTCCTGTTCTTCGGACGTTTCGGTGCTATTTTCCAGAGATTTTAGCATCCTTTCTACAGCTTCGTTAACAAAAGCATTATATGTATAGCCGTATGATGTTATTTTTTCCTTTGTTCCTTTGGGTAAAATGCTTCTAATAACGTCTTTGTTCTCTTCGTATGACTGAACTGCTTTCTTTTGTGAATCTGATGTTCTTTTCATAATGCGACCTCCTTTGAAAAAATAAGCGAATATTCTAAATACATTATATAATTTATTTATATAATTGCAATTATTCATAAAACCCTTAGAAACGCTGTGTTCATAAGGGTTTTATTGATGAACGATATAATGCAATTATATCTAATTGTATTTATATAATTTATTTATATAATGTATTTATATAACTACAGTTATATCATTTACTTATCCATCTTGTAGCTGTAAGCAAAGTCAAGGATTTCCTGTGCTTGTTCTCCCATATTTGGGAAGAAATCAAGCAAATCAACGTCTTTTTCAAGCTTATTTCCCGTCTGTTCCTCATATATTTCCTTTGCTATCAAAGTATCAAAGAAATTATTCAAGTATTCAAACAGAAAAACCAGAAATTCTTCCACGGAACAATACATTTTAACAGCGCATGGTTTTATCTTCCAAAGGTTCTTCCGATACCAGTTTTTCGCCGGTGGTGCCGGACAATTCGCCACATTAGGAACTTTTTCCTTGGTTTCAAGGCGTTTTCCGGTGATTTCATGCTCCATTTCGTGAAATCTGTTGATATATCTGGCAGTAAAGACCGTTCCTTTTCTTCCAGTACACTTGTGCGCAATGAACTCGCAGCCTTTCTTGGTGATGTTGTAGCATGGTCTAGTCTGTCCTTTTCCATCTTTATACTGTGATTCCGTCCAGAATTCCTGCAAATCAATTGTTTCCGCTTTAACCACCTCATTTTTGAGCTGTTTAAGATTGTCTTCTTCTGAAACCGCGTCATTTTTGACGGCGTCTAAAGAAGCATTGGATTCATCAATATATTTACTGTATCTTCTGATACTTTTTATCAAGTTATCATGTGTTTTCTCCACCATTTCTGCAACTTCCATAGAAGTAAGCGTTGCATTAAAAGCCTGTAAATTATTCTTCATATCCTTGTCCTCCTTTAAGATCAACGGAAAACTCAATAATCCAGTGCTTGATGAATGATTCCAGGTACGCAAGTGCTCTGTCACTATCGATTCTGTCTATCATTTGATGTAATTTTTGTCTGTTATCCATAGCTTTGTTCATAATAAAAACTCCTTTTCCAAAAATGTTCTTGAAAGAAGTTTCCTAATGCATTATAATATTTGCGAGAGAAAATTTCTTTCGGTATTGGAGATTCACGTAACCGGTCAAAGTATGCGTGAATCTCTATTTTTTATCCAACAAATTGATTCCTCGACTGATAGCTTCGGTTTTGTTGACGTTTTCCCTCTCGCAATAATTTTCAAGTAACTCCTTGTCAGCATCACTTATGCGAATACTTAATTTGTTCGGTCTCGGATTATCTGTTGGTCTGCCTAACTTTTTCGGCATCATTATCACCTCACTTTTTTGTCGGGCATAATTATATTATACATTTTGTCTGGCAAAAGTCAATACCAAATTACTCATTTTCCTCATTATATTGAATTTCAATCCCTTTCCTGACGATCTCGGACTTAGATACAAAGTGCTTTTCCGAAAGATACCTTAATTTTTCTTCGATTTCGTCATCATATCTGAATTTAAGAGTATGATTCTTAGGAATATTCGTTGGATTTGCACTTTCGTTAATATCCATGCTAAAACCTCCTATCTTTTGTGGGTACAAACCATAACATATTGTACCCACAAGCCTTAACATATTGTACCCACAAACTACGATACGTTGTACCCACAAACTAAACATATTGTACCCACAAAGCATAATAGATTGTACCCACAAAGCAACGGGGCAAAGTTGTTACACTCTGCCCTGTTTGCACATTATCTCTCGTTCTTGCCTGCCAGATATCCAAGCTTAAGCGCATAAATAAGTGCTTTTGTCTTTCCAAGTGTAGCAAAATCAGCCACGGTCAGCAAAGAAAAGAACTCTTTTGAGAACTTCTCGCTTATTTCTCTGCTTGACAGCTCTTTTGTTTTGTTATCTAGTTCATTCATTACCTCTGTTAATTCATCTCTTGTTATCTTTTTCATTACATATTCTCCTGTTTATATATTACTCTTGTAAGAAGCATCAACAAATGATATGATAGTTTTGTCAGAAGTTAATGCTTCTGTAGTTTCTTAGAGTAATCGTTTAGGTCGACAAACTTTCAACGGTTACTCTTTTTCTTTTATAGTTTCGTACTGCAAATCTATTCCGTCTCTAATGACTTCTGATTTGTTTTTTCCAGTTTTTTCCGAAACATATTCAAGTTTTTCGATAGTTTCATTGTTTACTCTTAAATGAATCAATTTATTTATTGGGTCATCTTTGATTTTTTGACCTTTTACTGGCGACATCGTTTTTCACCTCCTTTAATGTAATTACATTATACACTGTGTAATTACGTTAGTCAAGTATAAAAATAATATATTTAAAAATACTGTGATATATGCTAGCATTATTGAGAATTTCGTAGCACTTCGATTTGAAATGAGAGTGCTAAAACATGAAAATTATCGTGGATCTACAAGAGATTTGTTGTGACAAAAGTCAATAGTTTTTTATGAATTTTAATAAAAAAGAACTACCTAAAATTATATGGCAGTTCTTTTTACATTAGTAAGCTATTTAATTTTTCAGGCCTTCCGCCTTTTGGGTTTCCCGATTTAAAATCGGAAAACTCGATTTCTCAAAATTCTTTAATGTCAGCCCAGTATACATCAAAATCGTCAAATTAACTTACTATTGAAATATATAAAAATATATAGTAAAATATGGTTAAATCACTTATCGAAAGGGGCAAAAAGGAATGAAAGTTTGGAAATTAGTATCTGGTATATTGTCAATCGTGCTGTTTTTGATTGTATCTTTTCAGTCATGTGCAGCCGGAATCAGCAACACATTATCAGATAATGGAGAAGTTGGAGGTTCAGCTGGAGTATTAGTTGCGATATTCTTATTGGCAGGCGGAATTGTTTCAATTGCTACAAGGAACTCAAAAGGAAAAGGCGGAAATATTGCTCTTATCATACTGTTTGGATTAGCAACAATCATTGGTCTTGCATTAGCTGGAAGCTACTTAGATCTTAAAATTTGGGCAGCTTGGTGTGCAATAAATGTTGTACTTGCTATTATTGCATTAGTAAAAACTCCAAAAAATAAATAACACCACAAAAATAAGCGACCTACGTAGGTCGCTTTTGTTTGGCGGTTATGCAGCTTTCATATCAAATAAATTGAGTATAAATTTTCTTCCAAGCTGAGTTATTCTTCTGTGGTAAATAACACGTCCGTTATCAAGAACTTCTTGCTTTATTTCTTCGTATCCGCAATTGCTATAATCAGAATACATAACCCATGTTCCGTTTACTTTGTATTGTATCTTTTTATCAGAAAGAATTTTATTTAATTCAACAGCACTCTTCAGCCCGATTTCTTTTGCAATTTCAGTCATTGTGTAGGTCTTGTTAACATGCATCAAAATAGAATTGGTACGTTCTGCTTCTACTCTCGCTGACCGTTCTTCTTTTAATCTGGTTAGAAGCTCGATCCCGAAATCAGGATTATTTAAAATATTATCAATCACGTTATCTGTAGCGTAAATTCCATTCTTTCTGATGCATGGGAGAACTTCATCAAAAACCCACGTTTCAAACCTTTCTGCTGATTCTAATTTACTATGAGTGATAAGTCGGTACAGATCACCTTCCGAGATAAAATTAACATCTTGCATCTTTCCGCTGATAGGGATACTGTGTTTCGCCGTAGCCCTACAATGCGCAGAAACTGCATCATTTGGTCTTTTATATCCAAGTGCCGACGCTACATCGCTGCCACAAAAATAGGGTTTTCCGTCAATTTCTGCCATTCTTACTTTTCCAAATTCCTCATTTTCAAACACTTTTAATTCATTCATTTTTTCTTCTCCTTTTTTCGAAAAAATATTGTTTTTTTCCAAAAGGATATGTTAAAATAATTTAGTAAATATCCTTTTGGATTTTGTTACATTAAGAGTTGTTCACTTTGGTCGGTTGGCAACTCTTATTTTTTTGTCAGAAATAGCAGAGCCTAACTTAATAGACTCTGCTCCGTTCAATTAGTAACCAGTCTCTTCACTGGTCGTTATTCCGTTCTATTTTATCCAGCACCTTCACTGGAGTATTTTATCTTTACAAACAAGATACCAATAAATATATAAAAAAGTCAATGTCAAAAACTAAAATCCTTTTTGAGTAAAAACAGAGCCTATATTTCAAGACTCTGTTTTCGTACCGCCTTTTGCTGGAGACAATGAAGTGTACTTATCTTCTGGACAATTATTATTATATCAGAAGAAGTGGACATGCGTAATGGTAGAATTTTAAAAATTATGCATAAATCTCGTTTTCCGTAAAATTACTCAAAATAAAATCTGCCATGTCAAAAATATCACGCCCGTAAGTGGCTAGAAAGTCAGCAACTTGCTCTTCTACTTCTATCGGCATATATATGTTGTTCATAAAGCACCAAACATGGCATAATTCATGAGAAATTACCTTATCAAGGAATCTCCCGTGTAACAAATTGGAAAGATATACTGTTCTGGTAAGATTGTCAGTAACCCCAACACTTAGAGAACCATCACTACGCCTTAAAAGATTACTTCCTGGTGCTACAAATTCTACATGCCACTCCACACCGTTTATTTCAAAAATCATAAGTGCTGCACAAGAGTCTGTAGTTTTGTTTTCAACATTGTTTTTTCTTCCGGTGTAGAATCGGAGATCATTTCTGTAACATCATCGGAAAGTTCTCTCATATAGGTTTCAAGGTCTCTCATTTTGTGCTGTTTGTTCTCCGGTGTATCACTAGAGTACATCTGTTTTGACTCCATGTAGGCTTTTCTGCTCATTCCGCTCTTTCCCTCTCTGGAATCTCTCATACCGGAATCACCGCCGTAATAATTCCTATCAGTTTTTCTTTCACGTCCTGTTTTTCTAGGATATGAATACATGCGATCCATATCAATGTCCATATCTCTGTACATTTCAGGAGTCATATGCCAGTAAGGAGTCTCGTCGAATCCTCTACGCATACCTCTTCCTTTTGGGGCAAATCTTCCAGAAGAATAGCGCCATTCATCATAGTACCGTCTTCCTTCATCATCTCCATATTCTTCCTTAAAACGCTTCAAAAGATACTTTTCTTCTTCCTTATCGTCCTCTTCGGCTTCTTCCATTGCTTTTGCGATTCTTGCGTGATATTCAGCGTCAGCAAGGTCTTTAATCATATCTACGACCTCACCAATCGGATATGACCCAACGCACGTCTGATCGCTCTCGATGGCTTCTTTTGTACACTCAGTAAGGCTTTCTATCATTTCATGAATTCTCTTGATATGCATACCATTCACCTCCTACGCTTCACGTGTGACAACAAGGTTTGGTGTTCTGCATATTTGCGATTGTGTCTGCGTTAATGGCCTGTTGGATTCCGTAGCCAGTCTGCATGATGTTTGTATTTACACCATTGAATCCAGTGAGCATACTGTTGTTCACGGCGTAGAATCCGTCACACAAACCGTTGTTGATTCCATCAAGTTTTCCGACGATATTCTGTGTATCAAATCCTCTTTGCAATGCGGAGTCAGTGTAGTAACTAGAATTTGATCCATTACCGCCCCATCCTCCGTTTCCCCATCCTCCAAAAGCGAAGAAGAGAACAAAAAGGATAATCCACCAACCGTTACCGTCTCCAAAACCGTCGCTCCTGTTTCCATCATAAGGAGTTACAGGGATTGTGAAAGGTGAATTTGTTGAGTTAAACATAGTTTTTACCTCCTGTTAAATTTTGTATACTTAAATCTTGCAAGAATTTAGTAGCTATTTTATTTCGTAAATTGATTCTTGAAATCTGAAAACGCTTTGTCAAAATCAACCCCTCTTTCTTTTGCAATATTCCTTCCCATTTCTTCTATTCCTTTTAAATTTCCATTTTTAGCCATTTCGAACATGTTTTTAGCCATAGGATTGTTTGAAATTTGCGGGTCGTTCATCATTCTCATGACTATTTGTTTTGGATTTCCACTGTTAATCATTTGAAAGACATTCATTATATTCACTCGCTTTCACCGTCCTTTTTAGATGTAGCTGATCTTGTTTTTGCTGTCGGTTTCGGAATGGAATTTCCGATTTCTTTGATTTGGTCGGATAATTCGTCAAAACGTCTCATAATTTCCTCCGTAGCTTTCGTATTTGCACTTTCCTGACGATTTGTGTTGTTAGGAGTAGTATTTATCTCCGGTTTAAAAGTGATCGTCTGAATCGTGCCATTCGGTGTCCACGATTTTAAGTACACCTCTGAAAGATCGTTCTTCGGGAAGATTGCATATGGATAATTCATCGGTACGTCATTGGCTGTTATTTCGTCTACGCTATTTACAGTACGCCCGATAAGTTGTGGCACAGCCGCCTGTTGTTGTGTTGGAGCTTGCTGAACCGGATTTTGATAAACAGGTTGCTGCATCTGTTGATATTGCATTCCGCTGTACCTTGGAATTTGTTGCATGTATTGGTTTCCCACATACGGATTTTCATACATAATGGCATATCCTCCTAACCTTTATTACAAACGTCGTTAAGTATATCTTCTTTCGTCATATACACATTTTCAGTATAGTATCTATTTTCGAGCGCATCCTCTACGACATGGACAACCGTCGACTGGATGCAAAGCGGGATATCTTTCATTCTTTCATCACAAAATATTCTTTCAAGAAGCTCATCTGAAAACATGTATATCATCTCCTCATATTTAAATTTTCGCATAAAAAAAGAGAAGGAAGCGTTCACTTTCTTCTCATATTTTTGTCATATAGTGGCTCTTATTTTTAGTTATATAGCGTACACACTTTTTACACGATTTTAGTGTGTAAATATGTGTAAATACATAGAATTTTATACATTTCAGTGTGTATGTAAAAATTATAGAAATCCTTGAAAACACAGTGTTTTCGGTACTTTTCAGAAAGCAGAAAAGTATAACATTACGTTATCGCAATGGTAACCAGCTTTGTTATCAAAAATGCTTAAAAACCTTGATTTTACTAGGGGTTTATTTACGGAAAGTGTGTAAGTTACACACTTTTTACACACTTTATGATATTTTTCTCGTAAAATCAACAATGTTATTGTCCATACAATCAACAATTTTTTCGATATCAATAGATGACTTTTCTTCAGTAACGTGCGTATATAAATCAAGAGTTATATTTACACTAGAATGACCTAAATATGATTGAACTACCTTTGGATCAATTCCACATTCAAAGCACCTAGTTGCAAATGTGTGTCTGAACGTGTGCCCTGTAAATTCCGAAAACAAATCTTCAGATGGTCTTAAAACATTTATTTCTCTAACAATTGCGTTTATGGCTTTTGTATATGTTGTAGAGTTAAGTGGTGTATTAAATTTTGTAGTAAACAAGTATTCATTTTGCTCTTTTGCATTTTTTGATGAAATTATAGATTTCTGGCAAATTTGTTTTTCTAAATACATACGGCAAACGCTATTAATCGGGACCTTTCTGTTACTTGTTTTTGTCTTCGGCACTTCAATATGAAAAGCATGTTTGGAATCTGTTAAGTATTTTTGATATACCAAAGTTTTACTGACATAAATAAAACCGTTTTCAAAATCTATATCATCTTCTGTTAATGCAAAAAGTTCACCAGGACGCATTCCAGTATTAACAGCAACATTAAATAGATTATCATAAAATGTATTTTTACAATATTTAAAAAATATGTTTTGTTCTTCAACAGAAAGCGCTCTTGATTTATTTTCTTTTTCTGCTATAATCCTAGTACCTTTTGCTGGGTTTCTTAATATAAGATTATCTTCCAAAGCTCTTTCCAACATATCTTTCATTATTGTTTTTATTTTTTTTTGCCATTCATAACTATATCCTTTTTCACTAGCAAAAGAAATTACCTTTTGAATATCTGTTTTTACCAAAGAATTTATATTGCGATTTCCAAGAAAAGGGGATATACTTTTATTATATACACATGTGTACGCTCTAATTGTATTTGGAGCGGACACTTTTTCTTTATAAATTCGTATCCATTCGTTAAACCAACTATCTAGTTTAACATTCTCCCTTATGCTGGTAAAATTTTCATTTTCTGCTATTTTTATCGCGAGTTCCTTTCTTAATTCGGAGATTTTTTTTGCATAAATAGTCTGATAATTCCCAAATCTATCTTTAAATCTTCCTTGATAAGTACCATTTTTTCTTTGTGTAATTCCTACTCCTAATTCCTTTCCTTTTAAGTCCTTCCCCATTATTTTCGCTCCTTTCGTTTTGAAAAAAGAGCCACTATACAGTTACATACTACTATATAATGGCTCGTATTTCAATATTTACACTTCAAGCGTTTTTTCTATAAACTTTTCAAATTCCTTTCTTTTTACCAATCGTTTACCTTTACCCACGCAGAATAGGAATGAACATCCAGGTTCGTTAAGTAATGAACTTATCTTATTTACGCCAATATTGCTGTATTGTGACGCTTCTTCCACAGTAAGCATTACCTTTTCCCAAATAGGAACACCGTTCTCTTTCATCGTTATCACCTCATTTACTTTAGACATTATGTTTTTTATTCTTCTGTTTACAGTTGATTCAGATAGGGATAATTTTTCGGAAATTTCCGTTGCGGTTTTCCCTTTTGATAGCATCAAGAATATTTTTTCTTCTTCCTCTGTAAAGTTGCATTTAAGCATATAATACTCAATTTCGCTTGATACGCAGTTACATAGCTTCATACACCATCCCCTCTTTCCATAACGGTTGTTATCTACTATTATTCATTTGAAATTTCATCAGGTATTCCAACACTGAATACCTCTTCGCAATACTTTTTGTACTCTTTACACATTCTTGTTTCCGTTGCCTCTTCGATTGTTGTACCGTATGTTCTTGCGAAAATTTTGACATATTGCTTATATTGTCTTTCTGCTTCATTCATAACCTTTCTCCTTTGTTCTTGCTTCAATTTCAATTGCATTTCCGTTTCTCCCGTCATTTATTATATTGATTTTTCCAGAATAATCAAATACCAACTCTCCATGATCGTACACTCTGATTCTGCCAGTATCGTTCTGTGCTGGAATCGTCACGACAAAATTTTCTTTCTCCGGTTCTGCTTTTTCCTTGCTATTTCCGCAAGAAGTAGCCAATATTACGAATATAATCACAGCCACGGAGAGCAAAATCTTATGATTGTGCATACTTTTCCGACTCCTTTCTGTGCAGCTCCATCAGCGATTCAAGCTTTCTTTCATCCGACTTCGCCAGTTCACCATGCTTTTTCATATCGTTCAGTTGCATCAGATATGTACCGGCTTTATCAACATCTTCTTGCCCGTTCTTTGCTTCATGTCTCCAAAGGTACTTGAAAACATTTCCCATACAAAATGCCACAAAACCTCTTTTCCCTAAAAACAATTTCATCACAGAAAAACATTCAAGGCTTGTCTGCTTGTAGTGATCTGGTCTAATTTCTTTCATCTTTTCTCTTCTTCCTCTCTTTTAGTCTCTTATTCCATTCTGCCAGATACTTCTCCTGTTCTGCATCTTCCAATTCCTGTCTGGATCCATATACCGGTCTGGAAAAGCTTTCTTTTGCCGTGTCGCTGTCGCAATGTGCGATCATGCCACCGTAGTGCTGGTACTGGTCATGTTTCATTTCTTTTCTGGTGCGTTTATTCATTGCATTCCTCCAATAATTCCGGATTATCAAATATATTGCCTACAACTTCTGCATCAACCAACTTGATCCAATATCCCAAGTCTTTTCTAAAATTATGGTTTTTATCCCAGTCCACATAAAATCCGACATGGCACGTTGATGTGCTATCAAAGCAACTCTGATATTCTCCGAATTTTACCGGCGCATAAACTTCTCCAAAATGGTATTTAATTATATCTCCTTCCCATATTTTCTTTCCACTCTTGTCGGTTAGTCCTGTATACTGACAAATAGTATCTTCATCAATCAGAAATTCACCATCAAGGCTTTTGTCATTGATATAATTCTTGTCACTAAGATAGCCATGTACCCATGTCCCATTAAGACGCTCGTTACTATCCGTTGCATGGATATGTTTCCCTCTAAAAAGTATTTCTCTATTCATAATTTTCTACTACCTCCAGCTTCTTCAAGTCCTCAATAAGCCACGGTTTTTTGTCTGACCATTTGACCATAGGGAAGTCTACACTAAAATAAAAATCTAGATGGAAAAATCCGCCCGTTTGTGGCATCCAAACTCCGCGTTCTTTGCACGGCTTTGCGCTGTATGCGTACAACGCCCCGACGCCATCTCTTGCGATATACTTAAATTTACCGTTAAGATACTCAAAAAACCCTCTATCCAGCTTACTTATAACTGGCTTTTCAATGTACTCTGATTCAGCCCATTCTTTTATGTTCTTTCTGCAATCATTAGCACGAAACAAACATTTACTGCATAAAAGACCACCACACGGAACGATACACCCGCTTCCCTTATTTATTGCAATACGACTTCCACTACAAGCAATCTCCATAATCTCTTTTGCATACTTTTCTTTGTTCTTCATCTCTTACACCCTCTCTACCAGCAACCCATGTCGTGTCTATCACCAATTGCGTTCGGATTTATCATGTATGATCGTTTTAATTCCGATTCATCCAATTGTTGTTTTAATCGACTTACTTTTTTCTTTAGTGCCCGATTCTCTTTTAACACCGCCATGAGCTTACATCTATCATGATGATCGCATTTTGCGTCCTCAGAATAGTTTTCGCACATCAGGCATACTTCTTTTTCAGTCATTTCTTCCACCTCTCTTAACTATTTCAATGGCTTCAAAAAACGCTTCATATCTTCCATGACTCACTCCATCGTTGTATTGGGTATCTGCATCTCCATCTACTAGTTCATCACACATATGGAGTTCTACTTCTTGAAGATTTTCAAATTCTTCGATGACCTTCTCCACATCAAACGCTGTTGGCTGGTTTTCAATCTTTTCAAGAATTTCCAAATCATCTGAATAAGTACAATGAATCTCCTTTTTTAATTTATCAGCATCGATTAGTCTCATTTATTTCACAGCCTTTCATTCCATTTTTCTATTGCTTTTTTCTGTGCTATTTCCTTCTGTCCGTTCCATTCCTTCACTGACACATGAGGTCCGAGACTTCCGCACCTTGAACAGCAAACTCTATATCCATTACTGCCCATCCTACGGATTCCTACTCTCCTGTCTCTGCAACCGCAAAACGGACATGGTTTTAATTCTGTCATCTTCTCACTCTCCTTTATAGGGTTCCGGTAACGGCATCCAGGCAACAATTGTTTTTGCCGTGTGTTCATAGATTCCTTGGAAGATTCCATTTCCCCAATATCTCATCTCTGTTACTGTTCCGCTGTAAAAGCATACAATTACATCCGTGTTATCCTCCGGCATCTTCTCACTGCATGGAATCCACTGTGTTTCTTTTAGTGCATGTATCCCCATTTCAATGGCTTCTACTGTTTCCTCAGTCCAGCCCCATTCAAGATGTTTCACTAATCTATCTATTGCTTGCTGATTATTCATCTTCGACCTCCTCTTCTTTTGGAAACTGAAATAATTTCGGATATGTAAATAATACTGATTGTGTCATAACACCAGTAATCGGAATAACTCCGCCCTTAAAGCTGAAAACCTTACCGTATTCATGTCTGCACATTTCCATAGCCTTAATCGCTTTCTCTTTGGTGGAATATTCAGCCATTGTAATAAAAGCATTACTTTCCAAACCGGTTAACGGAAATGCAGCTACTGTTCCATTGTCTAAAGCTCGAATCGTTGTTTCCTCGTAAGGTAAATCAAACTCTTTGTCCTGACTAATGATTCTCATAACTTGATCCACCTTTCGCATCCCATGCGCAAATGTCGCAATCCTCTGGACATACATTTGCCTTTATTGCTCTTTTGCACATCTCCATTTTTAATTCCCTATCATCCTCAATATCCTTGATAAAGCCGAGCTTCCTCAAGATTTTATGAATCAGTGATTCTTTTCTCACTTTATCTCCTTCTTTCTTCTTACCATAACCATGTGCTTTCCGCTTTTCTGCAATTCACCATAAATCGAATCGCAGATTGCTGATATCCCAATGTTTCTCGACGGACTCTCAAAATAAATTGTATCCGTCTTTTCCCATGTCCTTGTTGGTGCGTGGTAAAATCTTCCGTCTGTTGTCTCTACCATCGTCTGTTCCTCACATGCTGTAGGTGTGTAGAATTTCACGCATATACCTCGTACACCTGATTCAGTACATCTGATTTTATCACCGATATTAAACCTTCTCATAATTCGTTCCTTTCTCGACAACCGACTACCGGCTGATAATCGGCTATCTGGCGTTTTAGCTGCTATTTTTAGCTGCTACCCTATTTCTCTTTATACTTTTCCAAAATGTCTGTAATTGCTTTCATATGCTCTGCGACTATAAGCAAGTCGCTGTCACTAATAATTCCAATCCCTTCTTTTCTTTTAAATTCATCTAACTCGTACACTCCACGCTGAAAACCATCGAACAACATGGCTAAATGGTTTTCTTTCACTGCATTTGAATCTGGCTCATAAAAAATTTCTCCTTTGTCATGTTCTCCGAATTTATCTGTGAAGAACTTTGTTCTCTTTGGAGTGATTCTTGTGATTTGTGCCGTAGTAATTAACTGATGCCGGAATGAAGGCTTCCATCCGCAGCTCACTTTTCTTGCAATTCCTACCATATCTCCAACTTTCAATGTGTCTTTGTCTATCTCTTTTAATTCAATATTCATTCTTCTCACCTACCTATATTGCTATGTCTATCATTTCATCATTTACAGGTGTTATTTGTTTTATCGGATTTTCTAGCTGTTCTCTTTTTACATACGAGAGGACTTGACTTGTCGTACCTGCGACTCTCGCTCTGCCATCAACATATATTCTTACGTGCTTGCCACCATAATGATTTTCAAGAAATTCTTTCAGCGTCATTTATTTTCATCCCTTCCGCAATTGCCTGAATTACATTTACAGTTACACCATTTCCAGCTTGCTTATACAACTGGCTGTCAGAATTTACAAACTGTGCTTTCTCAAAGTAATCATCCGTCCATCCTTGCAGTCTAAAGCATTCTTTCGGAGTTAGTTTTCTGATTGCTATATAACACTGATATTTTTCATACCAAACAGCATATACAGTCAGTTCTTCGGATACCTGTACAAAAATTCCTTGATTGCAACTTGTATCTAAAGTATTCTCGATTTCTTTTTCGTAATCGCTCCGAACATTTCGCAACACTCCAAGTGGTTCAACCGCTACTCCGTGCCTATCCTGACTTGTCAGTGTGAACATTGGTTCTCCGTCATCTTTAAATCGTCTGCCATTCTGTCTTTTTTCAGCACGATCAGGAGTAAGAACAGGAATTGCGATCTTATTCCCCTCCCCTTTATTTGTTGTTAGGCTCGGACTCACACCGTTTGAATCGTATACATTTCCGTTCATCCCTTTACCTGATGGATTAACATTGCACACAACACCAACATTTCTAGGTTCTTTGTAATCCCTACTTGTCAGTGTTGGACATATTCCTTCATACTCTCTCACTTTTCCATCTTGTCCAATATAGCTTGTGTCAAAAATAATCGGAACTTTTGGCTCTGTATTCCCCCCCAGGTTTTGTACTTATAGTCGGGGCAAGTCCTTCGCTGCTATATACTCTATCCCTCTGTGAATTTCTCCCGTTCAGACAGCCGAACAAATTTAACGAAACACTATTTTTTCCGTCTGCTCTTTCGACAGGAAATACTTTTGCGGAACCTCTCCCTCTAAGATGTCCGACAATGAAGCACCTTTCTCTGTTCTGTGGTACTCCGAAATCTTTGGAGTTGAGCACCTGCCATTCTGCATCATACCCCCCCTGTTCCATTTCAATGAGCAACCGGGCGAAATCCCATCCTCCATTAACACTAAGCAGATTCTTAACGTTCTCAACGAAAAGGTAAGCGGGTTTATCTTCTTCTTTGAGCTGTCCGATAAGGTACATAACTCTGAAAAACAAGCTTGAACGGTTCCCTTGAAATCCAAGTTGCTTTCCGGCAACTGAGATATCTTGGCAAGGGAATCCGAAGCACCAACAGTCTGCTTTTGGGATATCATCGGCACACACTCTTCTAACGTCATTTGCGTACCATTCTCCATTTCTGTATTCATCTTTTAAAATCTCCTTCTGTCTTTTCTTCTGCGGTAATTCATTTAGTTTCTTTCTTTGTTCGTCCGTCAGAAGATGCATGGAAATATAGCTTGCTGTAGCGAACTTATCAAACTCGCAAAAACCAACGCATTCGTGTCCGGCAAGTTCCATTCCTCTTCGGAAACCACCTATTCCGGCGAACCAGTCTATAAATTTCACTCTCACATCCCCCAATCTTGCCTACTTCCAGAGTTACATTTAAGTTTTTTTCTC